CATTGCTACAAGAAAGCAAATATAAATACTCAAAATACATTGTTAAAAATAAACTAATTGAATTGAGATGAAAAGCACAAAGTACAAATTTAATCGCATATCAAAAAAGTCCATTCTTCCTCCTTTACTTTTTTAGCTCCGTATTGATTTAAAATCTTTTCCATCATTTCCTTAGACGGTAGTTTTTTGTTTGGGTGCTTTCCTTCTGAAATTCCTTTCCAGATGCTTACATTGCATTTTAAAAGTCCTAGCTTTTTAGCCAATCCCTTGACCTTTAATAACTCCTTGAATGATTCTTCTGTGTTCATAATTATTGCTTTAAATTGGTTAATAATAGTTTTTGTTATTCGTATTAGGATTCTAACTCAATGATTCTGTTGTGCGAAATTTAAAAACAACACAACTTGACATATTTTGTATATTCACTGCCAAAGTGAAAGATTAAATCTTCTATCATAAATTTAGATAGCCTTTGGCATTCAATTTTCAAAAATTCTTTTTGAAAATTCATTTCTTCTTTTATTTCTTTTTCATTCATTGAACCAAAAAAATAATTTGATTTTCCATTAAAAAAAGCATCTAAACAATTAGTATTTCTTTTGCCAAAATAAATAAACATTGTGAAATTATTAGAATGAATATCATATACAACTCTCGACTTTTCATATAAAATACCACTTAATAATTCAGAAACTTTTTTTATAAATATTTCCTTCCTTTTTTTAATTAAGTTTGAAGGCGTTTTTTTTGCCTTTAATTCTAAGTTTGCTATTGTTGTCATTGTTTATTTGATTAAAATGCGATTTATTAAATAAGCTAATTTTTCATTTTTTGTGGTTCTTGGCATAGCGATGGACTTGTTATAGTCATCATGTTGATATATAGGACTAGCCCAATAGATGTTTGTGTTTCCAAAAATTAGGATTTTTGAATACCTGCCACGTTTTTCTGTCATTTCAACTTTAGCATGAGATATTGTTTTTAAAACCCTATTTTGTGGTTTTGATGGCATAAAGAACCCATTTTTAATCATTTTTTTCTTATCCGATTCAAGTGCTATTTCATAAGCCTTATTTTTGACTTTCTCGGTAGGTGCATTGCTTTTTATCCAATTATAAATATCCATCTTATTTTTGAGATTTACGCCACAAATTTTGGCTATTCTATAAGTCCTTGTAATGTCTAGGCTTTTTAATTCTGTTGCAATTGTCTTTTTTGTAATTTTCATTGTTTTGATTTTTAATTATTAGTTAATCGAGAGAAGATTAAAGTCCTCTCTACGCTTTTGTTATTTTTACAATACTTTCCCAAGTGATACGCCAATTAAAAACATTTTAAAGGCATTATTTGCATTTCCATCACAGTAAATTTGTTGGGAAGCCCATCTTTCTTTAGGCTCTTTAGTTAAACCCATTGAACCTAAAGAAACCCATTTTTTTGCATTTTTTTCAAAATTGGTCATTATTTCGTAAAATTCTTTAGTTTGTAGCATAATTTGTTTTTTTTAATTGTTAATTAATTTGATAAGGCAAAGATACATAAAGTTTGTAAATAAACAAACTTCTTTATAATTATTTTTTAGTATTAATAATTAGTTAACATTAGATTGCGTGCCTTATGTATCTTTGATGTCTAAAATGAAGTTTAAAAATTAAATTTACAATAATGGAAAATGACATAGAAAAAATAGCAACCGAGATTTTAAATACTAGTAGAATTAAGCCAAATTATACAAATCGAGATTTTATGAATATAGTGATTGTTTTCCAAAGTGCCATGATGGATAAATTATTTGATGTTATGGATTTCGATGGAATGAAAATTGAAGACCGTTTGCTAATGGCTGAAAAGTGTGGAATTGATTTAAAAGACTTTATATTTAAATATACGAATATAGACACACATAAAATTGAAAATTATTTGTAAAAAGTTTTTTTATTTGAGAAGATTTTTTATATTTGCATTGTATTTAAAAAATTATAGTATGTACAAGATACTTTTTTATAACTGTTACCGCTTTTTGATTTTAAGTTTGCTTGTACCGAACTTTAATGATTTAAGCGGTTTTTTTATTTAACAACTATGATATACAGAGACCATTTTCAAAATTACAAAAGATATTTAGTGCCAAAAGCGCAATTGATAATTGCGGATATTCCTTACAATTTGGGAAATAATGCTTATGCATCAAACCCTGCATGGTATAAAGATGGAAACAACTCAAATGGAGAAAGTGATTTAGCTGGAAAAAGTTTTTTTGATACAGATGAAGATTTTAGACCTGCAGAATTTATGCATTTTTGTAGTACAATGTTAAAATCTGAAAGTAAGCCTAAAAAATCAGAGGATGGAGAACCAAGACAAAAAGGCGATGCTCCTTGTATGATTTTATTTTGCGCTTTTGACCAACAAATGTATTTAATTGAATTGGCTAAAAGATACGGATTGAATAATTACATAAACTTAGTTTTTCGCAAAAATTTTTCAGCTCAGGTATTAAAAGCAAATATGAAAGTAGTCGGTAATTGCGAATATGGTTTAATTCTTTATCGTGATAGGTTACCAATTTAGAAATAATGGAAAAATGATTTTTAATTGTATGGACTGGCCGAGAGATGGAGAAAGCGAAAAGATACATCCAACACAAAAGCCAGTTGAGTTACTTAAAAGATTAATCGAAATATTTACGGATGAAGGTGATGTCGTTATTGACCCTGTGGCTGGTAGTGGCTCAACTTTGGTAGCTGCGGAAAGACTAAATAGAAAAGGTTTTGGATTTGAAATTAAAAAAGAATTTTATATAAAAGCAAATCAATGGTTGTTGGAAGAAAAACAAGTAAAATTAGATTTTAAACAATTTGGATTTGATAAATCAAGAATGGAAAAAAATAATGGATTAACTTTATTTTCATAAAAATGACCGAACAACAAATACAATCAAAAATAATAAAGCGATACGAAAAGGAAGGCTATTTCGTTATAAAGTTAATAAAGACCAATAAGAATGGCATACCCGATTTATTGTGTCTAAAAACAAACGAAACGCCGTTATTTATCGAAGTTAAAAAAGTAGGTGGAGTATTGAGTGAGTTGCAAAAATATAGGATTAAACAATTAAACGAATTGAATTTTAAAGCGATAGTATTATATGAGTGAAAATATAAATCACCCTCCACACTATGGAGGTGAAAACAACGATTTTGAGCCGATTAAAATCATCGAGCATTATGGTCTTAACTTTTGTTTGGGTAATGCTATAAAATACATTTTAAGGGCAGGATTAAAGGGGAACAAAACAGAAGATTTAGAAAAAGCAATTTGGTATTTAAAACGAGAAATAAAATGATAAATAAAAACGAGGTATTACATTGGGCGAATGAAAGGGGTTTGCTAAATCCTGAAAACAAATTTATGCAAATGGGTAAAATGGTAAGCGAGGTAGGCGAGTTATGCGATGCTATTATTAAAGATGATAAAAACGGTCAAATTGATGGAATAGGCGATGTTTTGGTAACTCTTATTATATTAGCAAACCAACTTGGTTATGATGTTGAAGATTGTTTGATGGTGGCGTATAATGAGATTAAAAACAGAAAAGGGGAAACTATTAATGGCACATTTATAAAAGAATAAATAAAGTAAAAATTATGATTAAGACAGTTAAAGAAGCTAAAAAAATATTAAGAAAAGGCAAAAAGTATCATGCCTATAACGGTGATAAGAAAATAGGTACTACCTATGCTATTGATAGCGCAAGACTACTGGCAGTAAACTATGGAGATAGGGTAATCTTCAAGCGTGATGGAGAGGTTATAAATGAATTTACGCATGAATATTTTAGGAAACCATTTTGTTGTAATGTAATTTTAGATAACAGCTATTAAATATTGTGATATAATTTGAAACAAGGAATTGACATTCAAGAATTTGAGAAAAAAGCAAATGAGATAATTGCAAATGTTGGAAAAAAAGAAACACTTGAAGAAGCTGTCGATAAATATACACCATTAAGAATAGAACAAAAAGCATTTATTGCTGGAGCAGAGTATCAAGCTAAAAGAATGTATAGTGAGAAAGAAGTGTTAGAAATTATAAGACAGTATGCTCTTGAAGAACATCTAATAACATCATCTAAACCTGATATATGGTTTGAACAATTTAAAAAGAAATAACTTTATTATGCAACCAATATATTTTCAACCAAAAGGAATTAACCCTAAATATTGTGAAGTGGGAATAATACATGAAAGCGACCCAAATTACATTTGGTATATGTATGAGCCATGTAAGGTATTAATAAGTGAAGTTAAAATAATACCAAAAGAAAACGTTTATTATGATAAAAAAAGTAGGGAATCTATGATTATTAACAATTTAAACAAATAAAATGAAAAAGATATTATTACTTTGCCTTGTATTAGGCTCATGCAAAAAGGATATTAAATTAATGGAGCGCAGAAACGACTGCAATGATTGTGCGCTCGTTTTTAGCGATTACTTAGGGCATATCGTTAAAATTGACAAAGAAACCTATTACCTCAACAA